AATATGTTCTCAACGAACCATATCTACCTTCCAGAGTCACAATAGCAGCACCGCCTTGACCCGTGGTATCATTAGGTTTTGCAGTTACTGTGGCGATTGCTTCTGTATAATTATTTCCAGAATTTGTTACAGTAATCGACTCTAGAGTTCCATCTGCATTAATGGTTGAGATTGCAGTAGCTCCAGAACCATCACCCAGAATTGTAATTGTTGGTGCTGTCTGATATCTGAATCCTGGATTGCTGACCAGAATGGATTCGACACCACCGGTTGATGTTGGAACTTCTTCTACATATACACCATCGATAGTCGTAGTTAAATTGGCAGGATCTCTATATTTTAAACTTGGGGAACTATTTACTCCACTTAGCAACATTCCTCTTTGCAAAGGCGTACCATAATATAATTTATAGTCACTAGGCGTTGACAACTCTGGATAAAACTTCTTTTGCACTTGAATACTAATTTCGTTTGCAATGATTGATCTATCAACTGCTTGAATTTTACTAGACAGGTCAGTAGCAGAAAAAGTTGAATTAAATGTGTTTAATGTTGTTGCAGAGAAACCTGATATGGCTGACTTTACATACAATTCTATCTGCGAAGCAGTCGAGGTTGTTTTCTTCGGATCATACAAAACATTGACATTAATTTGTACATATGTATAATCTGGATCAACAATTAAAGGAGAAACAGTAAGAACAGAAATTGGTTTTAATACTTCATTAGAAATTCTTTGTTTCTGAACATCTGTTAGCGTATATCCACCAGCTGGTTTTAGCGAGACAAATACTTGTCCATACACAGGAGGATCGTTCTCTTGCCCACCCCAAACATTAACTGCATCAAAAGAAATACCTAATTTGTTTTGTTGAATTAGTGTAATATAATCTTCTTTAGAAACTGCACGATTTTGTGCTGAGTATGATTTTGGTGCTTGAAACTTAATAGAAGTTATTGATTCTTTAGCTGCACCTGTGGTTGCTGGCGATACCGAATTGATTGTGGTGTTTGCAAAACCAGAAACTGGATCAAGTAACACAAAGCTGTTTGCACTTTCAGCAGCAACTCCTTCGGTAGAGATGTAAGATACTCTAACAATATTACCATTAAATAGTGCTTTTCCTAATATACCATCACCAAAATAAATTTGATAGTTATTATTCAGTCCTTCTTGTAAAAAATAAACTAAGCTTGATGGATTCAATGCTAGGAAGTCAGTAGCATTATTATAAATCTGCGAAGAAGTATTTGTTCCAGATTCTTGTACTGTCACTGCCAATGTTGTAGTATCAATGTTTTGATCTGGAATTTCAAAAGTTGAACTGGGATTAGATGTGGTGTCTACGGTAAAAGAATAATTTAATGGTGTGCCTTGCTTGATTGTTATATCATTGAATGTTGCTGTGCTGCTAAGAACATTTACTGTTTTAGAATCTACGGTAACAAAATTATAGTTGATTCCATCAATTGCTTCCGATACAAAACTTGTTCCTTTAGGTAAAGTCAATGATGCATCAGTAACTTGGTTAACTATTAGATTAATTTTTGCACTAGGAGCAATTGCTGATCTTGGAGTGTAATTTAATGTTTTTGCTTGAGATACAACAGAGCTTCTTTGAAGTGCAGTATCTAAAAACATTTCATTGCCCACCATGTTCAAATAGTAAGCATTATATTGAGTATTGTATGAAAGAATATCAAGAAGAACAGACATACCAGAACCAGAAAAATTATAGTCCTTGAATGTGTCTTGGCTTCTTAGGTAAGTGATTAAACTATTTTTAATGTCTGCAAAATCTAGGTCTGCAAACTGAATTTGAGAATTGGCTCCAGCCATTATCTTGACCTCTCAAGAATTAAGTTAATTGATGTTGGTTCTGTGCTATTGCCGACAAAAAACTGCAACTCAACATAAAACGCATTTTGATCTTCTATGGATAAGACTTGTACTGAAATTAAATTAACTCTAGGCTCATAGTTTCTTATAACATTTTGTATTTCTGTTTCTAGTGCTCCAGCAGTAATAGCAGTAGATGGTTCAAATAGATATCCTTCTACATTTGAACCTAATTCGGGTTGAAACAATCTCTCATAGAAGTTTGTCAGCAGAAGGTTTCTCATTGATCGAACAACTGCTTGATCATCATAGCTAATAGAAACATCACCCGTAACAGGATTACGAGTGAAGGTTAAATCTAAATCTGAGTAAATTTTTTGTATTGTAGGCATCTTTTATTTATGACTGTTATTGTGGAGGACCTGTGGTTCCTCCTTGCGGATCGGAGTGTATATGGTTGTCCAAACTAATTCCTCCACCCACAACATCACCAGTAGCAGTTATTTTACCAGTAACGCTTACATCACCGATTACATTTACGCCACCAGTTAAATTAAAAGAACTAGCAACTGCGGTAACTTTACTCGCCTTTAGATTGACATTACCTGAAACAGTAATATTGCAAGTACCTTGAACATTAACAAAATCATCACCTGCGATGATCTCATAATTCTTACCTAAAACTTTAGTTACTTTGCTACCATCTGGTCGCATTTCAACATATGTGCCAGTTCTGTGTGCAAGATTCACTCTTTCAGCATTGGGAGTGTCATCAAACTCAATCACATGACCAGACTCTGTTTCTTTTACATCATTATATGGTGGTACTGCATTATATGGTGAAGCTGGTTCACTCCAAGACGAACCAACAGCGGTCTGAACGCCTTTTGTTAATGATGCATTTCTGCGACCAATGATCGTAGACTCAATATCTTCGTTTCTGTATAATCTACTTGTCGTAGGCTCTCCAATATATCTAGGATATCGAGTAGCAGAACCACCAAACGGGTTAGGAGAACTAGCTAATTGAGCATCAGTTCTTGGATCACAAAAACCTTTTTGTGGATTTTCAATATATGGTACAGGTATACCAGGCATCACTCCAAAATATACAGGCACTTGACCTGAACTTCCATCATAAAAGAAACCAACAACCCAATCTCCTTCAAGAGGAGTCTTTGATTCGTTCGAAGTATTAACTGGAAGTAATGGTTGCGCCCAAGGCAAATCTTTGGTTGGAATTAGTGTCTTATTTTCTGTATGCCAACCATATATTCTTATTTGACAACGACATAGATTTAACGGATCGTTTCTGTTTTCAACAACACCAGTCCACCAAACAAATCCATTCATTCCCGCAAATATAGTATTCTCATTCATTACTTCTTCACTCCTGATACTGTGGCTTTGTATATTGGTCTGGAGTTATCCACAACAGAATAATTATTTGGTAAGCTATCTTTAACCACTTCAACAACAGTATTATATGCACCCGTCTGAATGATATGACGAACAGCAGTAATCAAATATTTACCAGAATAATATTTATCAACTACTTTAGGATCTTTCTCTGAAGCAGGATCTTGTGATAGCATGTTAAAATTTATTGTCATTCCTACGGTCAAGTTAGGATCTCCAGCAACATATAATTTCATTCGAGTGTAGTTTGTCAATGCTAATTGAGATTTTCTTTGAGAAAAGATTGTCTCTACAAAAGCATCTTTAGTTACAGATTCTGGTCTTTTTTTAATATAATCAACTTTTGATTGATTTTTATTCGTTGTCGTTAGTTTATAGCAGCCTTCTGGTGTATCATACACAGTTTGACCAAAACGATTTTGTAGATTATTAACAATTGGATTTGAATTTAATGTTTTTGCTTTGTTATGGTAGTCCATATAATTAAAATCTGTTATTTCATATCTACGAAGCAAAGTATCAATAGTCAATAACCGATTAGCAAACATACCAGAAGATATACCTTCTATAATATTAAATGAGTCAATCAATTCATATCCTAAAACATTAAACATTTCTGAACTACCTGGATCACCATAATCTTCAGTCTTTATGTTTTTAGGACGGTAGTGATAGGTTTGATAGGGTCTTTTTTTAAATAGAGACTGTAGAGAAGAAAAATTATATCCTTCTGCGTTCTCAAAAAATAACATATCAGCACCAACATTGCCATACTCTCCAGGTAGTGCATATCTTGCTAACCAATTGATTGCTTCAAATGGTTTAAAGTTTGGAACGATTATGCTATAAATTCCTTTAGTTAATTCTATATTTCTTAAATTGTATTTGTGTTCTGGTGCTTTTATATAAACAGTTAATATGTCATTGACAATATACGAAATTTGTTTGTCTACATAAGATTTACTAACTCTATATTGCTCAGAGAGAACAAACTCGTCCGAGCAAAAATATATTGCATAAGTCTCCGAATCAAATCCAGTTGATTTTTGTCTAGGTGATATTTTGTATACTCTGAATAGTTTATCTATTCGAATATTAGGATTGTCATCTTTACCAAAAGCCAGTCTTATGTATTCATTTCCATGCATTCCAAGCTTTTCAATATATCCTTGTGCATCAGAAATCATTACTTGACCAGATACCGAATTATTGTAAAGGTCTTCAAAATATGATAATTCTACCATGCTAGGTTTTAAGTCTAGCGTGATAAATTGGCCAGCTAAAAGATTAATCGCTATAAGATTATAATCTTTGGCGTAAATAACGCCTTTTGTTTTGTCTCCCCCAACAGGAGTGCTTGTCTGCCCTGGTGTTGGACTAACTAAATTTATTGCCATATTATGTCGCTAATAATGATTTCAGTTTATCTTCCATGTCATCAGCATAGGTCTCATTGATGATTCTCGTTTCTCTTTTTGCTTCATTGGATTCTAA